AGCCTGACATAGTGATACTTGATATGGGAGATAAGTTTGCAAGGTCAGGTGGCTTTGCTAGACCTGATGAAGCTCTAAAAGCTAATGCCATTCATGCTAGACAGATAGCTAAGATACACGAGTGTGCAATATTTTATATGTCGCAACTGTCAGCAGAAGCAGAGGGTAAGGTATATTTGAATCAGGCTATGATGGAAGGCAGTAGAACAGGTAAGGCAGCCGAAGCAGATTTGATGCTTTTGATAGCAAAAGATGCAGTCAAAAATCCTGACAATGAAGAAGAAAGTCCTGCAAGACATTTGAATGTTGTGAAGAATAAATTGTCAGGTTGGCATGGTGTTGAACATTGTGAATTAGATTATTTAACTGCTAGATATTTATAGTGAACTTACCTATTTACAAAATGAAAATGGAGTATATTAGCAAGAAAAAAGCAGTAGAGTTAAATCTTCCTCTTAAAACTAACACTATAAGAGAAGATGGATATATATTCCAATACTATTATAGGAGAGGAGACAATATATATGAAATGTGGAACTCTCCAAAAACTTTAGCTAAATCATCTATTCGTAAAAGCCAAGATAAAAAAGAACATACTAAAAAAACTAAAAAGTATATTAAAAGGGTAAAACTTTATTTTGGTTGTCAGGTATGTGGGTATAAAAAATGTAGTGATGCTTTACAGTTTGACCATTTAGATGTAAACTCAAAGTTGAGAGAGATTAGTAGGATGAGTTCTTGTGGGTTTAAAAAACTAAAAGATGAAATGAGAAAGTGTAGAGTTCTTTGTGCTAATTGTCACGCTGAACACACACAGTCACAAAGAGAAGAGGGTTTATTTAGCAATGAAGCTAACACTTGATGTAGAAAATACAGTAACAAAGCGAGATGGTAAGATGCATCTTGACCCATTTGAAGCTGACAATAAGTTAGTCATGGTGGGTTGTCTTGAAGACAATGGCACAAGACATTTGTTTAACATGGATGGCGAAGAAAATAACTTTGATGCTATACAATCTTTGTTAGACAGGGCAACTATACTTATAGGACATAACTTTGTTTATGACCTGATGTGGTTGTGGGAATCAGGATTTAAATATGATGGTGCAATATTCTGCACAATGTTGACAGAGTATGTACTACAAAGAGGTGTTAAAGAACCATTACATCTCAAAGATTGTGCAAACAGATATGATTTACCTACTAAAAAGCAAGACACATTGAAAGATTACTTTGCAAAAGGTTATGCAACAGATGAGATACCAAGAGATGAGTTAACAGAATACCTGATAGCAGACTTGGAAGCTACACAACAACTTAGTCAAAGACAATACATGAGATTAAATAGTTTGGAAGATGCAGGTTTGATGGAAACTGTTATACTAACAAACAAAGTAGCAGTTGCATTGGCTAAGATATATAAAAGAGGATTCAAGGTTGATGTTGACACATTAGAAAAAGTTAAAACTGAGTTTGAGAATGAAAAGATTGCCATAGAGAATAGGTTAAAGGAACAAGTTGTACAACTAATGGGAGATACACCTATTAATTTAAGTAGTCCTGAACAAATGTCATGGGTTATTTATAGTAGAAAGCCAAAAGACAAGGTTATGTGGGCAAATTCTTTTACACCATATATGCCTGATAAAGATTACAAACAAACAGTCAAAGATAATTCAGATATAGTGTACAAAACAAAGGCTGAGAGATGCCAAAATTGTCTTGGCACAGGAAAAATAAGAAAGGTTAGGAAGAATGGTGTACCTTATGCTAACACTAATAATTGCAATGATTGTAACTCTAATGGATATCACTTTCAACGTACCTCTGCAGTAGCAGGACTAAAGTTTACACCACCAAATGCAAAATGGGTAAGTGCGAATGGTTTTACTGTCAATAAAACTAACTTAGTTATACTACAGAACATAGCTAAGAGTAAAAATCTTACAAATGCACAAAACTTTTTAGAAGATTTACAGAGATTGTCAGCATTAGAAACATACTTATCATCTTTTGTTGAGGGAATAACAACACACCTAAAATCTGATGGCAAGTTACACGTCAGATTACTACAACACAGAACTGCAACAGGCAGATTTAGTGGAGCAGACCCTAATATGCAGAATATGCCTAGAGGTGGCACATTTCCTGTCAAGAAAGTGTTTGTGTCTCGTTGGGAAGGTGGACAAATATTAGAAGCTGACTTTGCACAGTTAGAATTTAGAGTGTCAGCATTCTTATCTCAAGATAAAACTGCAATGAAGGAGATTGAAGATGGATTTGATGTGCATAGTTATACTGCTAGTGTTATTAGTGATGCAGGGGAGAAAATATCTCGCCAAGAAGCGAAAGCACATACGTTTGCACCCTTGTACGGAGCAACAGGATTTGGGAGAACGATTGCTCAAGCTACATATTATAAACAGTTCAACAAAAAGTACAAGGGAATCGCATTATGGCATTCCAAATTGGCTAAAGAGGCTATAGGAACAGGTAAAATAACAACACCATCAGGAAGAGAGTTCGCATTTCCTGATGTAAGAAGAAATTCTTATGGAAAAGTGTCTCATTTCACACAGATAAAGAATTATCCTGTGCAATCATTTGCTACTGCAGATATTGTGCCTTTGATACTATTAGAAATAGACAAGCAGTTGTCTAAATTAGAGTCTTGTATTGTAAATACTGTACACGATTCTATCGTTATTGATGTTCATCCAAATGAGGTAGATAAAGTGACGTTTATAATTAAGAGTATGAACGAAATAATAACGGATTTAGTAAGTCAACATTTTAAGATTGATTTCAATGTGCCATTGTTACTTGAAGCAAAAATAGGTGATAATTGGCTTGACACAAAAGATGTTTTGTGATATAACGATACAACTTTATAAAGGAGAAAATTTATATGGTAAATGAAGTAACGACTATTGATACTAATAATTATGCAGTTATGGCTAAAGCTATGGGAATGTCAGGAGAGACATCATCATCAGATGATAAACCTAAGTCATTGCCAAGATTTAGGATTAACCATAGTCCTATTATTGGGTCAGACAAAGTGTTAGTAAAGGGTGGTACATACAAGTTAGAGATACCTGAAGAGACCACACTCTATGGCACGTCAGCAAAAATAAGACCTTTCATACAAAGATTTATGTATAAGAGGTTTGTAAAGAATATGTCTGCAAAGCAAGGAGAGCCTTTGGGGGTATATCATAAAACCATAATGTCAGACAACTTGAATGTTGATTTGAAAGATAATCAAGGTAAGTTTAATTGTGGTAAGCCTACAGGTTATATAAAAGACTTTAAGGCATTGCCTGTGGAAACACAGGATGTTATCAGACAAATCAAAAGAGTTCGTGTCATCTTTGGCACAGTAGATTTAGTTGACTCTGTTGATGAGAATGGTAAAAAAATAGATAGAGGAACAATTCCTTTTATTTGGGAAATAGACAACAGAGATGCTTTTAAAACTATGGGAGAGCCATTTAAAAAGTTCTCGCAAGTAAAGAGATTACCTGTTGAACATTCTATTGCCCTAAATACTGAAGAGAGGAAACTTCCTAATGGTAATTCTTTTTACCTGCCTACATACACTCTTGACTTACAAGAGAAAATGGATGTATCTAAAGAAGACCAAGATACTTTCATTAACTTCATGGCTTGGATAGATAATTATAACACTTATATATACAATGAGTGGGATATGAAAACTAAAAAAGACATAAGTGATGACGATAAAAATACAGTTGATAGTTTTATTGATGTTACAGAAGAAGATGTAGCTTAGTGAGAAGCAATAATCCATTTGCAGTTCACAATATTAATTACTTATCTCCTAGTAGTATAAACACTTTCATAGGAGATAAGCCATTGTGGATTATGCGATACCTTTTTGGTGTCAGGTCATCTAGTGGTGCAGGTGCAGTAAGAGGTATAGCAGAAGAGTATGCTTTAGCTGAAAAGTATGAGAAAGGTTTCTTTGATTTTAAAGCTCTTGACACTAAGTTCATATCCTTGTGTTGTGAATCAGGTGTAGATTTAAATGATGGTAAAACCTTGAAAGAAAAGGATGCTCTTAAAGGCTTTGGTACTGTCCTTGACGAAAACTTTAACTACGAAAATCTTGAAACGTATCAAGAAAAGGTTGAAGTTAAAGTTGAGGACTTGCCTGTGCCGATTATGGGATATGTTGACTTCTTGTTTAAGGACAAGATAGTTGATTTAAAGACCACAAATAGAATGCCATCTAATCCTACTGAAGCACAGAAAAGACAAATGGCTATGTATTCTATGGCATATCCCAAGAAAAGTGTAGACCTGTTCTTTGCTAGTTCAAAGCAACATAAGGTGTTTACACTTAGTAATCTAACTAAGTATAAGAAGCAACTAAAAAGTGTTGCTTTTACAATACAAAGATTCTTGTCTCTTAGTGATGACAAGCATGAGTTAGCTTCTTTTGAGTACCCTAACTTTGATAAATGGGAATGGTCAGATGCCATGAAGAAAGAGGCGAAGAATATATGGAGTATATAGTGGAGAAAAAAGTAGAGGATTTAAAAAACGAAATAGAACAAATGGAGAAAGAGTTAGCAGAAGCTAAGAAAGCCTATCGTGAACTCAGAACCAAAGGTCTAAGAGAAGCAATGGAAGCTAAGAAGTTAGCTGATGAAGCAGTAAAAGAAGAGATGAAAGCTCTCGGATATCCTTCAACTGCCACACATTTTAATTGGTATTGGAGAGACTTAACATAGTGTTTGGCAGAGCACAACTAGAAGATGGATACAGGGGTGGTTTAGAGCATAGTATAGTTAAAGACTTAAATAAAAGACGAGCTAAGTTTGAATACGAAACTCTAAAAATAAGGTGGGAAGAAATAATGTATCGTTCCTACACCCCTGATTTCATTTTAAGAAACGGAATAATTATAGAAGCTAAAGGTAGGTTTCTGCCTAGAGAAAGAGTTAGGGCAATAGCTATTAAAAAACAATTCCCTGATTTAGATATTAGATTTGTTTTTAGTAATAGTAATTCCAAAATATACAAAGGTAGTAAGACAACTCTTGCTGATTGGTGCAATGAGCATGGTTTTATGTTTAGCGATAAAACTATACCTATTAGCTGGATAAGAGAAAAGGGTACAAAGAAACATCCTGCAAAAATAGATATTAGAGAAAGAAGACAAGATGCCAAGACTAGATGATATAAATCCTGAAGACTTTCTCATACAAGTAAAGCCTATGATGAACCCTGCTAAAAAATGGACAGGAGAAGTTGATGTTTCAGTGGTATCATCTAAAGAGAATCCTTTGTCCGATGAAGACTATTATGGTGTGCTAGAGTTTTGTAGAATAATATGTGCTAGTATTCCTATGATGGAGAAAGATGAGGATATAAGAACACGAGCTTTGGATTATTTAAAACTACAAGATGAGTTAGAAAAAATAAAAGATAAGCCAAAAATAATTGACAAACACGACAATGTTATAGTAGTATCATTTGATAAGAAGAAGAAATAATGTTAAGGCATATGGAGTACATGAGGATGAGAGAGAAGCAAGAGTTAGAGAAACAGGATATGGTTAATCATCCACCCCACTACAATAAATCAGGAATAGAATGTATTGATGCAATCAAAGCAATGACAGATGATGGTTTTGAGCATTACTTGCAAGGTAATATAATGAAATACCTTTGGAGATACAGGTATAAGAATGGTGCAGAAGATTTAAAAA